TTCAATAATGGATTCAGAAAATGATGGGAGCCTCTGCATATAACGCAAAGTCTTAGTTTTCTTTCGCCCATGTTTTCCTCACCCATACGATATAGTCAAACATTCCTTGTTCGAAACTTATTTCAGGAGTCCATCCAAGAATTTCACGTGCCTTGTCACTATTTACATGAGCACCAAGAAAATCATTCGGTCGTGCTGGTGTATATACAATATTAGTATTCGGAATATATTTTTGAATTTCATTTGCAAGTTTTCTTATCGTGATTACTTCTTGCCCATCTATATTTATAATTTCCCATTTTAAGATATTGGGATCTGTACTCAGGTCAGAAAATAATTTCATACATCGTGTATGTGCTCTCGCTAAATCTCTTACATCTACGAACTTTCTGAATTGATTTCCTTCACCTGCAATAGTAAGAGGTTCACCATTCAATGCCTTTTTGACGAATGCTGGAATGACTGTACTTTCTCTTGCATATTCTCCATATGGAATACCATAACGAAGGACAACACAATGCATTCCAAATTGTTCCACATATGCCATGCAATATTGTTCCCCCATTATTTTTGTTGCTGTGTATAGATTATTAGGTGCTGGTACTTTTGATTTCTCATTTATCATACCGTTCTGATTTCCATATACCCATGTTGTACTTGAATATACAATGTTCTTTATTCCTGCATTCTTTGCACATTCAAGAACATTTTGTACTCCTTGTACATTTATTTGTCCTGCAAGTAATGGTTTTTCTTTTACAATGTTTACATCTGATACAGCAGCAACAAGAAAAATAACATCAGGCCTCTCATATTTAAATACGAAATTTAATCTTCCTGTGTCTGTTATATCACATTCAATCTTTGAATATCTGTATTGTGCTTGTGCTCGATCGTCGTTTTCATAAAGATTGAAATTTGATACACCTTTGACATCTCCAACGATTACTTCATGTCCATTATTAAGTAGATCCTTACAGATTGCCCTCCCAATAAACCCAGCTCCTCCAATTACCAGTGCCTTCATTCAATAACTCCTTCTACATAGATTTTATTATTCTCCATTCGTGCTTTGGAGAATGTTATTTTAAACTTATTTGCAAAATCTAAGAATGCATTCGGATATGGATCATCCAATGCCCTTATAAAATCATACACACTCTTCAGATTTTCAAAATATGCTTTATCAAGATCACTATCTTCTGGCTTTCTTTGTCTGTATACTTTTTTGACTCCAATTCGTTCGATGTCCTGCGGAACGAATCGTGTTACACCATTCAATATACAAATAATCCAATTCTCAAGCATATAAGGAAGAATCACTTCGATCTTATCGAGAATATTCCGTGGTGTGTCTGTTTCATTTATTGGAATTCTGCATTGATCAATTATATCTCCACCATCTATGATGTCATTCATTCGATACATAGATATACCTGTTTCTTTTTCTCCATCCATTATTGCCCAATTTATTGGAGCACCGCCTCGTCTATCCGGCAATAATGAATAATGAAAACCAATTACAGGACATATTTTGAATATCTCATTAGGTATTATATAAGACCAACTTGCAACTATTATTAGATCTGGTTCTAATTCTTCCATCTTACTGATAAATGCTTCATTATTAGTTGTATATACTTTATATAGATTGAGACTTGGAATACCAATTTCAATTGGATCGAATTTAATATAATCAGCAATCCTATCACTTATCATTTCTGTTGCTGTATATACTGCAATAACATTTAACTGCATTTTCAATAATGTTTTTAATGCAGCAAGCCCAACTCTTTCAGCTCCGACAAATACTATCTTTTTCTTTCTGTGTTCTGTATCACTCATTCTATGTTCCTTATCATTACAAATGCTTCTGCGTATTCTTTGTTTATCATAGCGCCTCTATGAATAGCCAAAGACTTTAAAGCAATGCTCGATCTCGGATGAGGTTTTTCTCTGCACTCATTCGTGTACATAGATAAGGAAGATAGCTTTATATCAAGTTGTGTTTTCGTAATCTCCACAAAATGATTTGGCGTAAATGGCAATAAAAAAGAGGGAGGGGACTGCTCTGTACTGGAGGAAGTTTCGTAGCATAACACCCGGCGTAAAAAAGGCACGGCATAAGAACGCACCACAGCTGAAAGGGCACGAAAAACAGCATGGTGGTCTTGATTGATATCCCCTCCCCAACAAGAATATACTATGCTTGGGCGAATCATTGATACTGCAATTTCTAAAGACTTGAACACCTTACCAGAATTATTTGATAACTCTTCATCTACAAGTCCGCAAAAGATACAATCATTGTATCCCAATACGTCTTTTATTTCATTTGCTTGTTGTCTTTCCTGCTTCAATAGATTGAAATCAATTTTATGATCTTTCTTTCTATCAGCAACGAAAAGAACGAAAACATTATCATGTTTGCTTACATGTTTTTGAATTGCCCCACCGCATCCCAATATTTCATTGTCAAGATGAGGTGCAATTACTAAAACAGTATCAGAAACATTTTTATCTATACAACTTATTTCTCTTAGCTTTTTGATTTCCATACTTTGCCCTTTTTTGGAAATGTTAATTACTCCCCTTTATAGTAAAGGGGGACACATGAATGGTTTTTTGCCACCCAATCTGTATTCGGTAAATCCTCCAATCGTTTCAATATCCTATGGCATGGCTGATCGTATACTCTGCCTGTCGATTTTGGAATATCTTGGAACACAATATATTTGTACAATCCTGAAATCATACCTTCTGGTAGATTCAATTTTGTGCTTCTATATACTGGGTCAAGATATTTTTCAGCGTATTCATTTTTCCATGCAACAATCTCATTTAATCTATCTGTTTGTACTGCTCCAATTGCTGCATTGAACTCACTCATTCTTCCATTCATCCCCTGATATTTATAATCAGGCTTTCCATAATCTCTGAATTGCCTTGCAAATTCTATCAAGCTTATATTATTACTTACAAGCATGCCACCTTCACCAGTGCTGATAGTTTTTGTCGCGTAGAACGAATAGATTCCACAGTCACCGAATGTTCCCGCACGCTTGCCCTTGTATATACCCCCGTGTGCATGCGCGCAATCCTCGATAAGTGTTACCTTGTATTCCTTGCAGAACTCTACAAGCTTTTCAATTTCGAATGCTATATGCCCACCGATGTGCACTACAATTATTGCTCTCGGCATATGATCACCGAATCTTTTTTTAATGTCTTCTAAGGAAATACAAAGATCGTTCTTATTACAATCTATGAATTCAACAGTCCCACCAGCCGTAAGTACAGCCAATGGTGTTGCCATGAATGTATTGCTTGGACAGAACACCGTTCTCCCTTTAAGCTGATAGAATTTCATGATTGCTTGTGATGCACTATACCAGGAAGAGAATGCAACAGAGTGAGCACCAACGTGCTCACTCCATTTATCTTCGAACATTTTGAGATACTTACCTTCGCTCCATTTATTATTGGTCAGTATATCGTCTAAATATTCATGAAGCTTGCTTCTATCTCGCTCATCGAATCCAATCTTGAACTGCATTATATTTCCCCTTCGATAAGCTTCACCACTGTTTCGTATTGTTTTTCTACTGAATAATGATCTTCAACCCACTGTCTATACATTGGTGAGTTGTATATATCTGTCTCAATTAGTTTTCTCAATTCATTGATATCAGTCCATATCAATTCTTTTGGCCATATGTCTGTTGCACCTTCCCAATTATAGATCAACGGCTTTATTCCTTTTGCCATTGCTTCACCTATAACATACGAGAATGATTCGAGTGTGGATGTTGAAATCAAGTAATCAATATTTTCCATCCATGAATTCAATGACTCTTGTCTCGGAACCATTTCCCAATTATCACAATCCTTAATCATATGTAAGAGTGTTCGCTCGGACATATTTGGATGCTCAATAATGTCGAATCTGAGAAGGAATTTAAATGAAGGATAATGCTTTGCGAAGTATTGAATAACACTTCCCAGAAGCTGCGGACCTTTCTTCTCTGTCAGTATTCCCACACATCCGATCTTATTCACCCGCTTCATGTTTCCACGATTAGCATATGACCATTTTTTGAGATTGATTCCATTAGGCACAACAATCTGCTTCACCTTCTCAGGAATCATGTACAGCTCATTAAAATGTTTTTTAACATGCTCCGCTACAAACATAAGCACGTCTATTTTATCCCATGCAATCTGCTGTATTCTTTTTGGTGAGAATAATTCATACCCGTGAAGGCGAACAATCCAAAGCTGTCCAGGTTTTTTAGGCATTGTAGAAAGCTTCAACACATTCTTTGCACACCATTCAATCCAAACAACATCTGACCATTTCATTTGAGAATCTTCAGGCATATTACCAACAGCAAGATTGTATTTGTCCATCAATTTGATCTGTAATTCCTGCAAAAATGTGAATGTATCATTCTCATCGTAAATAGATATGTTCTTCACATTTTCTTTCAGCATCAATTTGTCTTTCCATATTGGCATCTTCTGTTCTATATCGATTGTTCCATTATCATGATAGCCAAGTTCAATTGCTTTTTCTGCTGCTTGTAATGCCTTGTAATATTCCCCAACATGCGAATAAAGTATGGCCATTTTTGCGTATGGTAAGTATGTGAATGCATCCCCACGCATGAACATTGCCGGAACTTCTGGAACCTTCATATCACACGCTGCTTTATACCAATGCTCTGCTTCATAGTATTTATTCGGGTTATTTTGTGCCTGTTCGAATGCAATATCCCCAAGAAGTAAATATGGCTCAGGACGCTCCCAGTCATTTTTCAATGCTTCGAGTGCATAATCCCATGCCTTATCATATTCTTTTTTGATTCCATATATCGTACCGAGAATCAACAGTGCATGTGCTTTTTCCTTCGGCCATTCTGAAATCTTTATATACTTTTCATACCATTCAGCTGATTTGTCTGTCTCACCCATTTCATGATATGTCTGTGCAAGGTAGAAATATGCACGAGGTACTTCAGGATTATCTTCAATATCCTTGAGAAGTAACTTTACATTCATTTCAGCACGTTGCTTTTTCCTGTTGTCTGCATTCTCTTCCGTTCTTTTATGAATGAATACGAGATAAGGAACAGGCCGTTTAAGCAATGCACAATCTTTATCTTGTACTATGTAATTATGCACTCTACCTATATACTTATATTTCCCATTATTGCGGAATAACCTTGGCTGATAGAAAATAGTCTGGGGAATCAGATTCTCCAGAGTATCACCAGTAGGATTCATGTAGATCATTGCTGAGAATTCACCAGTAGTAAAAAGGTCTTTCCCTTCGATTACTCGCTGCATCAATTCTTCAACAATCTGCTTCGATTTTGGATGTAGAATTTCGTGTCCATCCATAATCATTATGAAATCTTTTGTACACTTTGAGATTGCCAGATTTCTCGCACCCGCAAAGTCGTCCTCCCATTTGTAATACTCAACTTTATCGGTGTATTTTTTCGCAATCTCGAAAGAATTGTCTGTCGTAGAATCATCTACAAGCACAACAATTTCATCCACAACACCACCAACACTATCCAGACATGGTATTAGTGTGTTTGCCTCATTTTTTACTATCATTGCCAATGATAGTGTTGCCCTTTTCTTAAGTTCCATGAAACATCCTTTCCTTTGTTTTGAATTTTGAAATAAAATAACCCTGCCGAGGGCATTATCGCTGATTCAGCAGGGCATAAATTTAGATTAGATTACGTATTGGCTCCGACCGAAGATGCAGAGAATACCTTGAAGAGCGATTCTCTACGAAGTTCACCAAAACCAAACAAGCCATACCAGTATACGTTCATCAACCGCTGGAGTTTATCGAATGGCCCACTCATACCCATGGCAGGAGCGATACCTTCCGCATATCCAACAGCCTGGTATCCAAAGAAGTATGTTGAATAAAGGTCAACGGTACCAGAAGCACCACCGTCCTCTACTTTAGCGTTCGAGGTTTCTATAACCCTGAAACCTTCAAACTCACCGATTTCTCCGTTGTAAATGTCTGCCGGATCAGCATACTCTTTGGGAGCACGCCACGTACCAGCACCTGTTGCGTTCCGAAGATCGTACACGTTGTCCGGGTGAACAATACAAATGTAGAACCGACCATCAGGCTTTATAACGTTATTACGAGCAAGTCTGTTTCTTGCATAGCGGAAATGCGCTGCTGTAAGTACAGATGTTACAAGAACGCTCGATGCAGCAGAACCGCTGGCATATTTAACGTATGTAGCATTGGTGCAAGAATCGTATGCTGCCCTTGCAATGAGGTCAACCGACTGCCCCATATTGTCACCAACGACACGTCCTGCCGAAAGGTCAATATTGGCAAACGACGTTACACGAATCTTACGAGAGGTCGTTACAACCTTGCCATATTCATACATTGTAACTGTCTTCTGGGTCTTACCCATTGTTTCCGCTGTCGGGTCTGTGGTCTCACCAAGAACACCCGTGGCATTTGCAAGTGCAGAAAAAATCGTGAATGCAACAGCATTACCAGGCATCGGATCGTTTCCGTTCACGTCCCAGGTTTTTGTCTGTGCAAACTGGGCGAAGAACAGCTGCGGCTGAAAGGCAAACTCAACTGCCTTGCTGAATGCTGTCTTCACCAATCCTGTAAGAGTTGAAGTGTCTGTTTCTGCAAACCAATTCAATCTCACAAGATCAAAAATAGAATTCTTCATTTAGAATTCCTCCTTTTAAAATTGTTTTTATGTGAGATTAATTGATATTATCCTATATCTATTTATTTACCTGTCGCACCATACCCGGCGATCAATGCATTTAATTCGTTCATGTTTCTACAATTTTTGATCTGATCTTCCATAGAGACCTTACCAGAACTCTTTTTCCGACCATCGCCTGTATTCCCAGACCCAACGTCTCTTTTAGCAGGAACGTCTGTATCTTGACTGTCTTCCTTCTCTTTTGCTTTTGTTGCTATAATTGTTTTGTTGAAGTTTTTAATCCAAGCAATCTTCTTTCTGATATCTACATCAGGTATAAGTGATTGATATTCAGAAGGAAGATCGGTTTTCAGTGTTTCGAATTCCTCGTTGAAATGTTCAAGCGTTTCGGCCGCAAATTTCTCCAGGGTGTCGAGCTTTGGCTTTGCCTCTTCGTATAGCTTCTTGAACTCTTCCTTCTCGATTCGTGATTTTTCTTTTTCCTCTGCTTCTTTTTTCTCAATTTCTTTGAGCTTGTTCTTTTTCTCCATGACTTCATGAAGCCTATCTCTTGCAATTCCTGCAAGCTTCTGTTTGTCTTTGGATTGTTTTTTTACAAGCTCTTTAAGCTCATCAACTGTGAGATCGGTTTTTGATAGAATCTCTTCTACCTCATCGTCTCTGATTTCATCCTCTTTGCCTTTACCCTCGGCAGTCTTTGCATCCTTACCTTCATCGGTATCTTTGTCATCATCTTCCTCAAACCAATTGAGGAGCACATCATCGAACGTATTCTGTTCAACTCTCATTTACAAAATCTCCTTTTAATTTCTTATATCAAGAAGCGTATTGCTTCTTTACATCCTTTTTTGAATTCCCTTTTTCACTATTGCCATTATATCTTTATCAGGCATACTCTTCACTCTGTTCTTACGCATGCCCAACCCAATGGCTATTTGCTCAACACTCTTCCTATCATTTTCAGATAATGAATGTTGGTATGCTTGTTTAATTCCGCTTCCAGGCCTTCGTCCACTTCCAGGTCCACCCATTATTCATCGTCCTCCTCATCTTCATATTCTTCTTCATCAAATAATAGTTCACCAGTTTTTATCATATTTCCAATTGTACCACATCGGTCACAATGCAAAGTTGCCATTGGTGTAACTACTGGCCATACACCAATGTATCGAAACCCACAGCGAATACAAATCAATTCAGCTGTGTAATATTCCCCATCGTATTCGTTCTGATCTGCTACTGCTCTTTCACCACTTGCTTTTTGTTCATAGTTCATTATCTACTCCTCTTCAGGAATATATTCACCACGACCCCATACGCGGCGTTCATTGCCTTCTTCATCTTTTGTAAGGAGATATGGGGAAGTAGAATGGACGCAGTTCCAATGAAACACTTCTCCACTTTCTTGTGCTTCTTCTACTGTTCTATATCCTTCCGTTTCTCCAGATATACTTAATATTTCACCTTCCCAATTTGAACAAGCATCGCCTGATCCACCCTTGCTTACAATCACAAGATCAAATCCAAGTTCAGTCATTTGATTGTGCAAGCCTTCTTCTTGTAGGCTTCTTGTTCTCCCTCTCGCAAATGTCTCTGCCCACCATTCAGGATTATACTCACGTACTTTCCCATCCTTACACATAATAGGCAATTTACCAAGATCATCTATATCGATATCAATCTCATTCAATATCTCATCAGTTATTTCATCAATTGTCATTGCATTGAAATCTATTTTCTCGAATAGCTTTTCACCATTCAATACTGTTCCTGATTTACGTAGATATTCATCTACATTATCCATCAATAATGATATAGATTCATCAATTGTTTTATTGGTTCCGTTAAGATACCATTTGAGATTTTTTGGCATTTGTGTTTATGTTCTTTTAGATTTAAGATATGGCAGGGAATGGATTCGAACCATCATCGACGGCTTATGAGGCCGGTGAGTTACCAATACTCTACCCTGCTATTATAATGTTTTATTTCTTCGCCTTTAATGTAATTGTTTTTCTTTCGTACACACCAACTGTATTATATGTTGCATTCAATTCTGGTGTTGATATCGTGATGAAACCCTGCTTCAATAATTGATCGTGTATTCGTAATCCTTTATTCCCTGGATGATATTCAATAGCCAATGATTTTACACACTTGTTTATGTTGCTGAAATCAATTTGATGTTCTTCTGTTTCAACATCGATTTTCAATATTGTTGGTCTGTATTTTTCAATCACTGCATCCAATGACCATACTTCGACTGTTTCCGTTCCATCATTACGTAAACATCCAACTGTTTTATTACTACCTGTTGCCTTTCGTAATTTACCTTTGCCTGATTTAATAAGGGGAGCTTGACCAGTAACTGCACCATTGATACACGATACATTAGTTAGAGACTTTGCATTTTTTGTAAGAAGCTTAAAATTATCACTGTCCGGCTCTATACAGACAATTTCTTTTGCTCCCCTTTTCCAAGCTTGATAGGCAAACCCACCAATATGAGCGCCGATATCAAGCACAATCTCATTAGCATTCATGTGATTCAACAGGACGAAGTATTCTTTATTCACCCTTTCGAGGATATCAAGATCGTTCGTTCCTGTTCTGTACTTTATTTTCTTTTCAAAAGTTTTTTCGAACACATTATTCTCCTAAAACAATTTCAACAATCGTTTTGCATAATACTTCTTGCCTGATTCCAAATACTTGCTTTTCTTGACCTTCAATAGATCATCGAATGCTTTTATTTTGCCCATATAATAGTTATATGAAATGAATGTATTCCAGAATCGTTTAGATCGTTTACCATAAACCTCGGCAATCTTTTTTATTGCTCGCTTCTTTGCATTGCGTACAGAAGCATCTTTCAGTTTCATTATATCCTTACCTGCAAGAATCTCTTGTATCGATTCCCGCATCATTCTGCCTTCTGTGATCGGCTCGATCTTTAGCTTCTTCGCAATCAGCATGTAAAGATTCTGTACGTGTTTTGCTGTGTAATCAGATTTCATTTTATAACATTTCTATCCTTGAATGTATAGTTGTACTGTTCTCTATCTCAATTGTAAGAATGCTGCCACCTTTTGCTTGTGTCGTTCTGCATCTCTGCTCTGAATATATATTTTTGACAACACCCTCTTCTTCAAGGTTCACATTCTTTTTATACGCACCAGAAATCAAGAACTTCTGCTCTCGTTCGTAATAATTGCCATTACGATCAATACCTATTTTAGCATCATTATAGCCATTCAGCTTTTTATGGATATGCTGTGTCCAAATCAAATCAGCATCGATATATTTTCTACGCTCTGCATCAATCGTGCCCTTACTTACTTCAGGACTTCCGCCCATACCATGATTGTAATAGACCGTATATCGTATAGATGCATTCCCAGGCTCATTCCAATAGAAACGAAATAGAATGAATCCACTGTAACTTCCATGTTTTATCGGATTGTCAATTCTGTTCCCTATTCTATTCAGATCACGTATCAGCATTGATGTCGGATCAATCGCATTATTCGCCAGGATCGTCATTTCATGATTGCCTGAACTTTGTATCAATATCCGATCAGCATATGGTGTAAACTTATCTACGGCTTCGTCTATTGTTTCGTTAATCTGCCCTTCTGTTTTGCATATGTCCCTTGATTTTCTGTATCGCTTATCCCTTACCGTTATGAATTCACCCCAATCACCACCGTTAATGAAATAACATCCTTGCTGTTTAGCGAAATTGAATTCATATTGGAATCTATCATTATCAAAATCATCAGACATCATATGATGATCTGAAGAAAAGAAGAATTTGAATTCCTTCTGTTTACTGTAATCGAATTCGAATGTATTTACTTTCAATTATTTCCCTCCAGATATAATAGTGAAAGATACGTCCTCAGGAAATTCATTTTGAAGTAAATCCAATGCTGTTTCAAATACATTGAATATTGCTGAGATCTCTTTGTACAACCAAAACTGAACCGATGTACAATCCAATTCCATATATATTGCAATTTCTCCAGGAACACATGATTTAATATCAATTAATATTCCCGGATGCCCTTTGTAATTCTCTATTAGTTTCCCAACTGTTCTTGTTATAGATGAAACTGCTGCACATATCGTATCTTTTGTATGTCCGTTCACATTCAATTCAAATACGTGTGATACTGTTGGGAATTCTTTTTTCCGTTTGATTAGTACAGCAGCTATCATAATTATTTCTTTGTTCCTTTAATATTTTTTTCTTCTTTTGCCTGATCTTCTTGACTTGTGCCAAATATTGTCGCCACTTTTATTTGTCCTTTTTTCATTTATTACTCCTTATCTTAAAATGATAAACACCATTTTTATCAATTTCATAACTTTTAATTTTTACTTTTGACAAACCTGATAAAACCTCAAATGCTGGTTCATTTTTATTATCTTTATTTGGATGCCACATTCCAATAGAATTATCTACATCATCATCTCTTTCTAATTCAAACAGAACAGCTTTTTTATCAGAACCAAATGTCTTTGTCCAACTACTGCTTGTATAATTATCAGCAACAGTTTTATCAAAAGAAAACGCAGAACATCCTGTCAATTCTATTTCATTTGATGAAATGATATCATTCAAATCTTTATCACTAAGACTCATCCCTCTATACAGAGTTGGGTAATCTTCTTTACTGAACTTTTGTATTTCATTCTGTGCATAATTTCGTTCTTCAAGTGCACCCTTTACAGAAGTTATAGTTGCGTATCCTTTATATTCTTTACCAGTTCCAATATAGTCAATCGGTGTAAAACTACCACTGTTGACTGCCGCAAAGGAAATAGCATAAGAGTTATCAGAATTTGCTGCTCCCCAATGACCACCTTCCTTTTGATTTAATTCACTATCAAGATCAGTAAATCTTTCATCAGTTGAAATTATATTTCCAGAAATTGCATTAAGAAAATCTTTTTTATTACCATGTTCTTCTGAAAGAATTTCCTCTGCTCTGTCTGGGTGCCCTCCTATAGAAGACTTAAATAAATTATATTCTGCATTATATGCATCTTCCATTACCACCCTTGCATTTGTAGCATGTTCACTTGCTACAAATGCTTGATCATACTCTTCTTTTGTATATGTACTTTTTTCACGAATTGCTTTAAATTCTTTTGCCTTATTTATTTCCACTTGTGTCAATTCATCAAGAGTGCTTTGATTTTCTTTAATCTTTGCTATTCCATTTTTCACATAATCTTCCATATCTTTTGAAGACACCTTGCCATTCTTTATATTTTCAGCAAGGTTATGTACATCAACAAGAAGTTCTCCACCAGCAATGGACACATTTTTATTTTCAAATTGCACACCAATTTTACTCAATAATTCTTTTTTAGTTGTAGTTGATTTTCCTTTATATGTCCCTGTGCTGTCATCACCACCATGCTTGCCAATGCCAGCTTTGGATACACCACTGCCTTTTGGATATCTGCCACTGCCTTGTCCACCCATATTATTCCTCTATCCCCGGCTCTGGTTCTTCTTCAGACTCTTCGGCTTGCTTATCGTCTTCAATGCCTTTAAGCAAATCAGGAATCTTTGCTTCTTCTGTCAATCTATCCTGCTCTGCTTTTCTATCCTCAGCTTCTTGAAGCCTTTTGAGGATTGCAACTTTATCCACATCTTCGAACAAGGACAACTGCATGATAAGATCAAGTGCTGTTTCTTTATCTATGATTCCGTCTTTCAACACCTTCAATATCTTATCGAGTATTGCATCTTCGTCTGTAGGTAATGAAGATTTGCCCATGATTGTGGGCTTGATTATTTTCCCACCCCAATCATATTCTTTCGACAATTCTTCTGTTGAATTATATCCCTGTCCATCAACCCAAACTAATTTCAACTTTTGTGCTGTCATTATAAGGTTGGTGATGAACTGATTCAAATACAATGCCTTACGCTCGCGCATGTTGAGCGAACGGATGAGCTTGTACATCAACGCTCTGCCTGATTCAACACCACCACTATCCAATCCTAACAAGGCCTGTGCTGTTTCCGTATTGTCTAACATAGCACGGACTAATCTATTTATCTCTTCCATGCTTTCAGATACGTGTCCACCCCATTCGAGATAACCCGGAGCAGGATCTCCAGGATTCGTGGGAAAGAAACGAGCAGCACCACTCATAGTGATATTACCATTGTTATCGAGATAAGCAGGATTACCATACATCGATGGATCAGAGTGCTTATCCATTATATCATTTACTTGTGTAGCACGATTATTGATTGCATTTTGTAATGATTCAATCAACCCTGCTTCCGAAATACCATACAAACTAAATATTCTGTAATTAGGCCAATGAATGATATTCATACAATCGATGCCTGTATATTCTTCAATCACATAGATAAGATCCTCGTCTTCAACATTCCATTCAACATCATCGGCAATAAGGATCTTATAATTCTTTCCAGCTCTCGCCCTTTCAATCAATTCAGCATTATCAGGATTCTTATTCAAAGAAAGTCTGCCCAATTCACCAGCCGTTGTCTCGAATAGTTCGTACCTTATTTTACCAGGAAAGTACGTTTCCTTCTGTATCCACGAATACTGTGTCTTCTGCTGTTTCTTTTTGTTGAAGAGCATATCACCAGTCGAATCGATTCTCTGTATCTTCTTCGTATCTGGTGTCTTTTCAATTTCCCATGCTACTTCATATGAAACAGGCTTATTATTCTTCTGCTCTATATCTACAATGTCGGGCTCCACAAACGTGAATTTGATTTTGCCTTCTTCTATATACAATTTTATAAACTGATCACCCAAAGACGAATTACGCAATGATGCTTCACTCATCTGCATATCGAATTGATTATCAGCGAGAAAATCTTCCAGCCATACATCCAATTCTGATTTCTTTTCTTCGACAGGAACATCTGTTGATTCTGTTTCTTTCTTTTCGTCTTCTGGGAATGTTACTGAAATACCTTTGCCAATCAATAGATCAGCATGTGCTTTATTTATCAATTGTGTCTTGTTGTCAATGATGAACTCTTTGGTTGACCATTCCTCTTGTGTGTATGTCTGTCCTGTAATTGGATCTCTTGCAACAGATTCCCCAAGAGGCTTTGTGTAATACGTGCGGCCAAAGGGATCATCATTGATAACATACAATGGAGACTGCCCAGTCTGTTCAGAAATAGAGTATCCTTTTTCTGTCAATTGTTTATATCGAGCATAATTCTGTTTTCTTAATCTTTGTTCTTCATTTCTGTAATACAACTGTGCAATCTCCTATATCTTTTATCTTACTCTTGGCGAAGATGGTCTTTTTGTTTCTTTCCCCCAAGGGTTTTTTCTTGCTTCATTTACAGCTTTGTCTTGTAAAGCATTTGCTTTCTTTTGTTCTGCCAGCCTCGGGTCAACATAGCGTCTGCCCTTTCTTTTTCCAAAAAGCTTCTCACCACCACCCTCTGATTTTCTTCCACTTCCAGGTCCACCCATTATTTATTACTCCTTTTCCCCATTCAGTAATCGTTCAAGCTTTGGGCTTGATCCGATCGATTCTTCTTCCTCGTCTCTATACCCACCGCTTGTAAGAGCCTTGGCTCCTTTCGGCTTATGTCGCAATAAATCTTGAAGCTCTTCTTCTGTTTTAGCTTCGCCCAATTGCTTTCTCCACTGATTCTCGTCCATAATTACTTGCCCTTCTTTTTATCATTTTTCACAACAGGCTTTTTCTTGTCATTTTCTGACAAGCGTTTATCTGCTGGTGTGCCTTTTGATGGTTTCCCACCCATATGCTTCCTCCTTAGGATATTATTTTATTGCTGACTTAACAGCATCTAATTCCGCTTGTTTTTCAAGCACAATCTCTTCCAACCACATTGCTGCTTTATCATAACGATACTTATCATTCATGATCTGGTTTGCATTAGTCAATACCATTGCATCACTGTAAGCGTTCCAATCTTCTGGAGTCTTCGGTTTCTTATACTGTATATTCGCCATTGTTTAAATCCTTTTTATCACCATCGAACTGATCAACGAAAACACCTGACTTGATTTCCTGCCTATGTGTTCCCGCTAATTGATTCGGGTTTATGTTTGCACCAATCCCCTTCTCTTCACGAATAAGGAATTCGTCCCTTGTAGTTTCCATATAATCCATATCATTACGCGAATGCATATCATTCGCAGTTACACTCACGTTTACATTCTCAGCAAACTTACCAATTCCTGGCATCATAATTATCTATCTCCTTCTATTTTATCAGGCACTGTAAATGAAACACGCTCTTCGAATTCTTGACTTTTGCCCTGATTCCAATTCCCTACATTCCTATAATACCCAACTATCCGGCTGTATACTTCACATACAGTCCCGACAACCCTGCTCAATTTATCAGTAAGCTGTTCAATTAGATTATTTATTGCTTGTACATCACTGGCTTCCTGAATCTGTTGATCAATATCTGCCATTATTTCATCTCCTTCAATTGTTCTCTGAATGCAACTATAGATATACAGCATGAAAAGAACACTATACCAACAATGAAAGCAAATAGATTAACGACACATCCAATTATAAATAATATAATTGCAATCCCAGAACAGATAAGGATTAAATTACGTAATCGCTTCTCCATATTTTATTCTCTCATATATCTTAAATAATACACTGCTTTTTCTACTGAATTTAATTCAATATGACTTTCCCCATTTTTAACAATGTCAGTATAATATTGTTTGACCACCATTGAATTATAATTACTTTTTACTTCTTGTTCTGTAACATTATATTTTTCATATACTGTCATGCTATTCTCCTGGAGGAGTCTGTACACCATACATCATAACTATTGATGGGATATCTGTTCTGGGTTTATATGGAATCAATTTATCGAAGTCAGGTTTTAAGAAATCACGGCCACCAATTGTTATTGTACAATCGTAAATCTTTTTCAATTCATTATAGATTGCCAATCCATCCTCATATGATATTGTTTCAACTTTGCCATTTATCTCAAGCTCAATTTTTATCTTCGCTTCCATAAATCCTCCAATTTATGTGTAATGATATTCATTTGTATTTCTGAATAATGGGAAAGCTTCGAATCGCTGTTCTCTCATTGCTTGGTGTTCTTTTGCTCTACGTATTTCCTTTGTCATATCTTTCCAACTTCGATCAGGTTTATTTCTGGGCTTCGTATCTTTATCTTTTCTTTTGTCTTTAACCCAGAACCCATGAGGATGATTCCGATACGTTCTGCTCATTCAATACAAATCCTCGCTCGTAAGTATATGATCAGTTGGATTTAAATTATATCGTTTGTAAAATTCAAGGTCGTTGTCTTTCTTTGGTTTTATTTGATTATATGCAAGCGCGTGTTTATATGCTTCTCTGCGATTCAGGAAATTACCTTCTGCATCTACAAATCCATCAATAGAATTATTCCAATCAACATTTTGCTTATCCATTTCGTAGTAAGCATCACCGTGTCGTTTTCCAACATAAACTATACGGCTGTCTGTTTGTAGGATTGCAGCTTTTAGAATCATTCTTTTCTGCCTTTTAGGGAAAGTACAGTAAAGCTATTATTATTTTCTAACCCGATAAATACTTTTTTCCATTCGGGTCAACTTTTAATTTTATTTATTGCGTTATTAACTGAATCTCTTATTGATTCTTTCTTAATCATATCAACTAATT